GTATGAGAGTCTTGTGTTCACTCCTGTAATCACCTTTGTCTTGATTGAATTGTTAGCCATAATTGCGTTCCTCCTATATCTCGTTGAATTCGTTCATGGCGTTCGTGACGTTCATAGCCGGTCTTCTGTCCGAAGCAGGGACCAGAGTCGGCTTTCCAGCTGGTTTGTAGATGAGGTTGCCCAGCACCTCCTCGAATCTCGACTTACCCATCAGCCTCTCCATCTCCGTCATCGGGATGAGGGACTGGCGGTAGATGTCATTGAACCCCGCTTCCCTTGCGGCCTCGGCTACAGCTTCCTCGTCCTTGTACTTGCGTACGGACCTGCCTTCGACGACCTTGAAGCCCTTCCACTGCCTTCCGTGGTTCACCGCCGCATCCAGTGCATAATCCGAGATCTCGTTGGCCCACTTCGTAAGATCCGGAAGAATCTCCAGGATCGCCTCGATCTCGTCATCGGACAGAAGCGGAGGAAGCCTGAACTCCTTCTGAGCCAGCTTCAGCTTCTCCTCAGCCCTTGCCCGGCACTTGATCGCGGCACGGCAGAACGTGCACCAGGAGCCCGGCACATACTCGCCTTCTCCGTTGAAAGCCATCCTTGCCCTTTCCCTGAGAACGTCCTCGGCCCAGGTCTTCAGTTCCTCCACCGTGGTCGTCCAGTTCGAGATGTTCTCCCTTCTCGGCTGATAGATGGTCAGGGAAACTTCCCTGATGTCATACAGCGCATCGAAGAGCCTCAGCGCACCGAGGGCATAAAGTTTCATCTGCGGATTCTCCTCGGCATCGACAAGGACACCCATGCCGTACTTCAGGTCCACGATGTGCAGTGTGCCGTCCGCAACCAGTACGCAGTCTCCGGTACCGAACCCGTCGGGAACCCAGTCGGAGAAATCCAGCCGCTGTTCGATGAGCACAATCGGGTCGCTGCACTTCTGCCTTGCTTCCGCGACAAGTTCCATGACATAGGCGACATAACCGTCCGTGCACTCCTCCATCTCGTCCGAGTCATATTCGGAGTTCGGACGTCTGCTTCTCATCTTCAAGGCCTTCTTCAGCTTGTGCTCCGCAAGCGCATGTGCTGCAGTTCCCTCCCTGGCGGCCTCGGACTCCACATTGTCGAACTCCAGCTCGAGCCTTGCCGACGGTGTGCATGACAGCCATCTGCCTGAAGACGAGGCTGATAGAACCGCATGATCACCCGGCATGTCCGATCTCCTCCGCGGCTTTCAATACCGCCTCATAGTCCTTCGGCTTGATCTCGCTCAGACGCTGGGCCCCGAATCCGACAATCAGCTTCCTGACCTCCTCCATGAACCCGTCACGGCTCTTGCCTGCAAGGACACCTCTGACCTGCTCGAGTGTGATCTCTGGCTTCTTCTCCTCCGTGAACGGAAGCTCCGGCTGAACCATTTCAGGAACGTTGTCTTCCTCCACCCTCATGCAATCCGCCAGCTTCGCAAACAGTTCCGAGATTCCGAGCAGGATCTCCCGGATCTCTTTTTTCCTTCCCTCAGCCATTGGCCTCACCTCCCTTTTCCGCATCACAGATTGCCACCTCGTCCACGTTGTCCCCCGGAATCAGAATCGTGATACGTTTCCTGTCTCCGAATAGAAAGGAAAGGAACCTCTCGCGGATGCTCCTGTTCCTGCACGTGACCACACCGGCAGTCTGTGGCTGCTTAGATACGCTGACCTTAAGTTTTTTCTTCATGGTCATTTCCTCTCTTTGGGAGCCAGTTCTGTTCGTTGCTCCCTACTGGATAGCCACGGGAAAAGGAGAAATCTGACGGTTTGCTGAAAAAAAAAGTGAAAATGATTTGAAGTGGACACCGGAGGTATTGTCTGCTATTGTTGAGTCAACGGGATTTACACTTCTACTTGCAGCCGTTATCTGCTAAAGGAAGAGTTGGACCTGTAATGGTCTTTTCTTTTTGTCCAAGTGTCAGTGTATATCCTTTGCCTGCCTGTGCAGGTCAATTCCAGGGACGTGGATTTATTCCGACTTGCCTGCGTCCGAAAACAAGAGGCTAAAGAGGAAACATGACAAAAAGACAGATCAGACGTTTTTTCAACACACCGCATTTCGACTATGACAACGGCGTCTGGTGGCGCGATAATGTTGGATTCCTCCTGTTCAATCGGTCTCTGTTGATGCTTTTGGGCAGAAACACTGACAAGCCTTCGTTGTTGCTGATTCAGAAACTGAGTGATGTTTCATTCCTTGTTTTGGAACGGAAGCGAGGTGTGATTGTAGGCAGCAGGGGGATGACTAGAAACGATGAGCATTGAGGGAATTCCGGATGAACTGTGGTCTGTTTCTCAACGTTCCCAATACTCCACATCAGACTCTCCCAGCACAGCAGCCGCACCATATTATTTGACTTCTGCCCCTAGTGCCTGTACCATCATAGTCACGTAGGGAAAGAGCTCCAGAAACAGTTGTGTATATTCCCTGTGGTGCGTATTACGTTTATTAGGTGTGAGAATAAATGAAGAAGTTCATAGGCATGGTTTTGTTTAGTATTGTATTCCTCTTCGGAATTGCGGCAGAAGCAAAAGAATACTGCTTCATGAATATTCCATGGGGTACGGAACTGACTGAACTTGGCCCCAAATTCTCTGAATTAGGTTTTAAGGATTTAAGTGATTCTGAATACACTTCTCTGTTCGATTGGAATATCAAATCCAAAATATACCTGTCAAATACAAAGGTCCTTACAGATGTCGGAAAAGACATAAAATGCTATACGTTCACTGAAGGTTTCAATATTGCAGGGCACGAGGTAAACAGAATCAGTGCTTCACTTCTGTATGATTACAACTCCAAATCTGTCAATACTTCAAAGTACAACCTTGTTCAGGTAGGCATTAGTTTCAAAGCCGGTGATCCGAAAATCGTATATGAGGATTTATTGTCAAAGCTCACAGTACTCTACGGGAAACCGAAGAGTTATGATCAAAACGATTCCATTTTGAATGAGAAGTGTTCAATATGGCTCGGGTCCAGTAATACGGGAATTGCCCTTGTTCTGGCTATAAACGGTAGGGATAGTAATTACTTCTCGATTGATCTGTACTATGGAAAAACGAATGTTGAGGAAATGATTTCTGAACTTAAGAAAGTGAAGTCAAAAGAGGCTGTTTCCAATGCGCAAGGGAATTTCTTTGGGCTGTGACTATCTCGTACTGATCGTCGACCATAGATAATGTTTAATTTGACATCTGCTCCGGCTGCCTGTACCATCAAGCTTATGGATGGGGTTCTGATGATCTAGATGTTCTCCAGGTCCGGGAGGAATGAAATGAGAAAGACAGTACTGGTTCTATCTCTGATTGTTGTTTCATTGTTCGTACTTGTCAGCTGTTCTCAGGAGCCTGAGCATGTCCATTCATTCAGCACCGACTGGACCTACGATGCAACCTACCACTGGCATGAAGCCACCTGTGGACATGATGTTGTCTCCGAGAAAGCTACACACTCATGGGACAAAGGTACTGTCACGAAGGAAGCAACACACACAACCAGTGGAGAAAAGACCTATACATGCAAAGTCTGTGGCTCCACAAGGATCGAAATCATCCCCGCGAAGGTGGATGAGCACTCATGGGACGAAGGAGTAGTCACAAGGGAAGCAACGCACACAACCAGCGGAGAAAAGACCTACAAATGTACAGTCTGTAAGGCCACAAAGACAGAGGTCATTCCTGCGAAGACGGATGAACACACATTCAGTACGGGCTGGACATTCGATTCCACCTACCACTGGCATGCGGCCACCTGCGGACACGATGTCGTTTCCGGAAAGGCCGAGCACTTGTTTGATTCTGAAGGTGTATGCGAGGTATGTAGCAAGAGCATTTTTTCGGTTTACTCCAATGGGGAACTAACAGTTGTTGATAAAACACTTATTACCGGAGCCGTTTCCATTCCCTCAACAATAGGAGGGATTCAAGTTACCGCAATCGGTGCCGATGCCTTCTCCGGATGTACTGGCCTAACAAAAATCTCTATTCCGTCATCCGTTACATCAATTGGTACTAGTGCGTTCAAGAATTGCAAGAACCTACAGAGCATAGATATCCCATCATCAGTAATGACAATACAGGCAGAGGCCTTCATGGGGTGCAACAGTCTTTCAAGTATTGCGATTCCTAATTCTATAATGGTCATAAATTCAGGTGTGTTTTCATATTGCTCGAGTATTTCAATTGTAATCATACCGGATTCGGTAGTCACAATTGGTGCATCAGCGTTTCAGGGCTGTACAAGTCTTTCCTGCATTTACATCCCCTCCTCAGTAAGCACCGTTAATGATAAAGCTTTTTCAGGATGCACCAACCTGAAAGATGTTTACATAGAGAGTCTCGACTCATGGAACAAAATCAAATGGAATAGTAATGGTTCAACAACTTTGAACCCGATGCATTATGCTGACAATCTATACGTCAACGGCGAGCTTTTCTCTGGGGATTATACTATTCCGTCAAGCTGGACTTCTCTTGGCTCGATGACGTTCTTTAATTGCAAAGCTCTTTCAAGCGTGACAATACCAGAAACAATTTCATCAATAAATGGCATGTCTTTCTCCGGATGTACTGGCCTCACTGAAGTCTCTATCCAGTCATTTATTACGATAGGCCATGGTTGTTTCCTCGACTGCACAGGTCTAACAAGCATCTCCATGCCTTATGCCTATATAATCGGTGCTAGTGCATTCGCAAATTGCACAAGTCTTACCGAAGTTGAATTCAACGGTATTAACATCTGGGAAGAAGCATTCAGCGGCTGCACATCGTTATCAAAAGTGACATTGAATTGTGAATCTGTTTCCATCGGAGCAAATGCATTCAAGGGTTGCCATTGTTCTATTGTTTTTGGGGACGGAGTGAAAACCATTTCAGACAATGCACTATCTGGAGCGTCTTCAATAACATCAGTAGTAATCCCATCATCAGTTACAACAATCGGCACAGCAGCCTTTTATGGCTGTTCTGGGCTAACGGAACTATCAATCCCCTCATCCGTGACTAGTATTGGAATCAACGCTTTCAATAGTTGCATTGGCGTAACAAGTATTTATTTTGCTGGAAATATGACCCAGTGGGATTCAATTGATAAGGCATCCAGCTGGAATTACAATGTTCCCGCCACCGTCGTCCATTGCTCCGATGGGGATGTGCCGATTTGAGAAAACACCATCCTGATGGATCACCTCATTGATACTTTCATCCCTTTCGTGCTATAACACACATGCCGTATTCTGGTTTTTTCTCCCCACCTTTTGAATTGTCCAGTGCGGTAAAAAGAATAGAGATAAGGTATGTTCCCCTTGGTCAGAAATGGCCAAGGGGTTTTCTTTTAGAACCCAAGAGAAAGGAATTATTTAACGAGATTCACTCAAGACCGAAAGCTGCGGGGTAATCCTTCACTCAAGGACATCCTCGAACGGCAGTTTGGTGAAGTCCTTAATCCACTTGTAGATTGCCGTGTACTGAGCATCCTTTCCTGCCGGTATTGAACCATCAGGAAAGATGTTAGTCAGATCCATGAACACATGCCATTCGTAGAGGATGCAGTTCACATTCTCCTGGGCTGAACCATATCCAATCGACGGATCAGGCAGAATCTCGTTGTTCATCAGCTTGGCTTCCCTTGATGGAAAAGCCCTGAGGCTGAAGTCAATCATGCCTAGCGAGTATATGACGTTCTCGATTGCCCAATACGCATCGTCGAAGTCAAAGTACATATGGTTCTTGTCTTTTGGTAGAGCCATCTTCAATCCCATATCATCCCTCCGTGAAGCACATATAACCATTTGAAGCGGAAATTGGAGTACCTCTCCAGACCTCCCGCTTCTGCCCGTTGACGAATGCGGAGTCACTGCTATAGGTTCCTCCGTTTGACCAGTAATCGGGCTTGATTCCATAGATCAGTTTTCCTTTCTTGTATGTGTTTGCATTATTGTTCGGCGAGCAATGAACACCACCGCACCAGAAGCTCATGGTCTTTGTGCCTCCCCCGCTTGAGGAGACAACAAACTTGAACAGATGTACATTCGAGTCGTCATGTGCATTGTATGACTCGTTGCAGTTATGCACGAACCTCCACTGGTTGTTGGATGCCCCGAAACCGCCTTTGGTGGAACCGGAGGCCACCTGTACGAACGATGAACCATTCCATTTGTAAACGGTGCAGCTTCCTTTGTTTGATGAGAATCCGCTTGCATTGGTGTAAAGCCTAGCCACGAACACAGGAGCCGCTACCCAGTATGTGTTGTTCGGGCTACTGTATTCACCAGAGGTGGTCCATCCGGTCCCGTAGGCAGACTGCATGTTCGCTCTCGTTATCTTATCCCCTGACGCCATGTGTTGCTCCTAGTTGAAGACAGCCCCATAGACTGCTCCTGCCTTGATTGTCGCGTTGTCACTTGTCCCGAAATGATATGTCGTCGGAACACCCCTGCTGTCTGTCGCCCTGTATCCGAAGTAGATGTCGGTAGATGTATTTGTCCCACCGAAATTGATTTCATTGGACGCATGGGCCTTTACTGTGATTGACCCATCGCCTGCGACATCAGCTCGGGTTGCAGTGGCAGCGTTTCCGGTACAGGAACCTGCGGTCGAGGCAGAACTAGCAGAGCCCGCGGATGTGGCATATGTGGCCGTAGCCGCATTGCCCGAACAAGCTGCGGCGGTTGTTGCAGTAGCCGCATTGCCGGAACAGGACGAGGCAGTGGTGGCTGTCGTGGCATTCCCGTTCAGATTCCCGTTTATGCTGACAGCATGTATAGACTTGACGGGATTCCCCTGTGATCCTATCGTCACATCGTTGTTCATCGGATACATGTCATCGAACCTGACTCCTTTCGCAAGATTGGCTGAGGGAGTGAACGAGATGACCAATGCCGTGAAAAGATCATCTGATCCCACGGTGTATGCCGTTGTACCAACGTAGAGACTCAGAGGCTGTCCGGTGCCTCCGTATATGATCTTTGTGATTCCAGAGGATACCGAACTGGATCCGGCATTACCCCCTACCCTTGTCCACGACAATGATGCGGATGCGATGTCGCTGCCCTCGAAGCTCACAGCCTGTCCGCTTCTCGTGTTGCCGATGTATATGTCATCGAACTTGTATGCGGGAGTGAGGCTTCCGATATTCGAGGAACTGAAATTGATCAGGGATCCGAGAGACAAAGTCCCTGTATAGTAAGTGACATCAGAATATGACAGCAGGCCGATCAGGACGTTTGCGGACGAGAACAGGTTGAGCCCTATCGATGACCTGGACATCAGAAGCGTGTTCTCCATCGATGACGGGATGTCTGCGGGCAGGTTCAGGAACTGTGTGCCGTTCAATGTTGCGGTAAAGATGGACGATACCCAGGATGCCTCATTGGAGATGACTGCAAGGCTCCTGTAATTGCTGTCCAGGATATTGATTCCATTCTGGAACTTCGAGTAGTCATATGAGAAGACTGCATTCGGGAAGGATATCCTGTAACAGGAAAGCCCCACGACAGCGATGACCTCATTGCCGTTGACTGTCAGTCCATAGCAGGATGATGATAGGACCGTGTCTGCCGAATCCGTTATGGATGTTCTCGCGACAATCGAACTTCCATAAGTCGCTGACACACAGATGCCATTTATGACAACACTGTAACCATACTCACCGCAGCTTGTCCAAGAACTCCCATCAACTGATTTTTGACTGTTATAACCAGCTGTGACGACAAAATACCCATCATAAAATGAGAGTGTTGTAAGATAGTATGGGGATGAATACGCTGCGCCAGCACTCCAAGAAGTTCCGTTAGTTGACACCGCTATTCCACCGCCGGTCTGGGCGATCATCCACTTGCCGTTTCCATATGCTACGCCTCTTGCCTCTTGGCCAGTATAAGTTGAACCAAATGGGTATATCCGTGTCCATGACACTGCATCAGAGGATATGTAGATGTGACTAGGATCACCACCAACTCCGGTCTGCCCGATTACAAACCACTTCCCGTTGAGATACCAGACCTTAGGGCTCTGACTGCCGAATACCGACAGAGCCGCGATGCGTGTCCAGTTGACTCCGTCCGTGGAATATGCGCCATATCCCCAACCGACAATGACCCATTTGCCATTTGCATAAAGAACGTCCGAGCCCCCTACGCTTGAGAATCCAGGGTTGGTTTGCCTGCTCCATGTCTGTCCGCTGTCGGTTGACAGGAACACTCCCACATCTTTTCCTGTTGCGATCCACCTGCTGCCATTGCATGCAATGCCTTCAAAACAGCTTGAATACCCTGTGGTTATCTGTGTAGAACTGGTTACAGCTTTGGCTATGACCGTCGAGCCCTTGGACGGATTACTGTTTGAGACACGCCCGCCAGTGACGGAAAGATGTGTTGGAAACGGTGCGGTCCACTGCTGTTTGTATGCGAGCGTGACGGACCCTGCAGATGCAGTGTTATTCGGAACTTTGATGACAGCGGAATATGCAGTGTTCTTGTAGTTGCCGGACACAGCAGTGACAGTATTGTTGGACGAGACTTTGGAGTTCATGACAGAATATGCCTCATCCTGTCTCCACAGCCCCGATTCTGTCATTGTTCTCCTGAAGACCTTGGAGATACCTGTGTACACAGTGCTCACACGGTTCTGAGACTGAAGGTTTACGGATCCTGTCGAGGATAGAGCTGCCTTTGTGTCCGGGCTGACTGAAATCGATGATAGAGCATCCACCATCCTGAAATACTTTGAGGTTCCCAGCCTTGCTGTTCTGGTGCTTGCGTCAATTCCCTGATTGCGTGTCTTCAGGACATCCGCATTCAGGCTCTGGGTCTCAGTGTTGGTGAACTGGGCGTTGTTCGCCCTGATGTTGTCAAAGATTCCTGACACAGCCTTCAGGGTCTCGAAAAACGCGCTGTAAGCATATAGGTTTCCTGTGGCGCCTGCCAATGAAAGACCGACGCGCATGGTCTTGAGGATATACTCGTCCTCATTAGCCTCCACCCATGAACCGTTCTGATACTTGTACGGTATGGGTGCCACCACAGATGCAGCTCCTGTGTCCCCGAACTTCACTACAGCGTAATCACCATCTATGAGCCTGATTCCGTTATACGGAGATGAAGGAAGATCTGATGGAAGATCAAAGAACTCCTGACCAGAGGGATGGATGTTCCGGGGTGTAACCGCCAGATCCACAGCCTTGAGGACGAATGTCTTGACGTCATAGTATTCGGTTCGTCCTGCACCACCATTGATATAGCTCAGCTTGCATGTATAGGTAATAGAAAACTGATCCGTATTTGCCGGAATGGAATCGGTGGTCACTCCTGATGACAAAGCAACACCATCTCTGTACCAGGTAAACAGAGGGCTCTCGAATCCGCTTGCCTCTGCTGCCAGATTCACTATGCTGGGCGTCGGATTGACTGTCCGGAGGTCCCTGTCATAAGTGAACGGACTTACCGAAACCTCAAAGCGCACAGAGGATTCCAACGCAATGTTCGTATCGACAGCCGGTACCACTGATCCATATCGGACTTCAGTTGAGCCATCCTCATAAGACAGTATCAGCTTTTCCCTTGACCAGTATTTCTTACCCAGATACCAGCCGTCAGGAAGAGTTGACGACCATTCGGTGTTCTGTGACGGAGTTGAGCCGTCATTGAGTAGACAGAACTCCAAGGCTGAAGACGATGTGACGGTCTCGCCTCTTTGGCCGAGAATCCTTGACCATGTATATGATGTCTTGGATGTCGGAGCCGAGCTTGAGGTTCCTGTATAGACACCCATGTATTTGTCGGGAGTCGTAGAGAAATCCGTACCGTCGGCATTTGCGCTGTACCTGATATGCGTGTAATACGAGGTTCCATTGGTTCCGTTTGTCCCGTTCGTGCCGTCTTTTCCCGCATATGACACAGCATATGAGGTCGTTGAACCGGACGGAGCATAATTCACAATCGTACGGGTCCACAGATACTGTCCCTTCGATAAAGCGGGAACACTTGTCTGCCAGGTGCCTGTAGGCACAGAAGTCCCTGATGATGAGACCTGGTATGTGACCGATGTAGAGGAGATTGATACCGATGTTCCATTGGATCCCGGATTGCCCTGCGGCCCTTGAGGACCTGTGGCTCCCGTTGCCCCTGTCTCGCCTTGAGGACCTTGTGGACCGGTGTCTCCCTTATCTCCTTTGTTTCCCTGCGGTCCCTGAGGACCTGTCGCTCCAGTATCACCGTAAACAGCGATTATGGCCTCGGTTGTCTTTGATGTCCCGTCAGTATAGGAGATGACCTCTTTCTGCCATCCGTACTTGTTCACCGAAGACAACGTGAACAGAGAGTAAGCGTAAGTCGTCTTGTTTCCTGTAGGGGTCTGGGATGTCGCATAAGTATAAGTGATTGCAGAGATGCCGTTTCCGGTCGCACCGGTATCACCCTTATCGCCTTTGTCTCCCTGGGGTCCCTGAGCTCCGGTATTGCCCTTGGGTCCCTGTGGTCCGGTCGCACCGGTATCTCCCTTTTCACCCTGTGGCCCTTGAGGCCCTGTATCTCCGGTATTTCCTTTGTCTCCCTCGTCTCCTTTAGCGCCGGTATCCCCGTACACTCCGATCAGTGCCGTTGTGGTCTTTGAGGTTCCGTCGGTATAGGCTATGACTTCCTTCTGCCAGAGATATCTTTCAGTTGCAGACAATTCCGGTATGGTCGTTGATGTAACACTGGACGGTGCGGTCTGTGTGGTGGTCTTGGCATAATAATAAGTGATTGAGGATATCCCGTTTCCGGTTGCACCTGTATCACCTTTGCTTCCCTGAGGTCCTTGCGGGCCGGTATCTCCTGTATCTCCCTTTTCTCCTTGAGGACCCTGAGGGCCGGTATTGCCGGTATCTCCCTTATCGCCCTTCTCCCCCTTGTTTCCCTGGGGTCCTTGAGGTCCGGTACTGCCGGTGTCACCCTTATCCCCCTTTTCCCCCTGGGGACCCTGCGGACCGGTATTTCCAACATCGCCTTTATCTCCCTTATCTCCCTTCGGCCCTTGCGGACCTGTAGCTCCATCCCTGCCCCTGGTCGGAGTCCTCGGCCTGTCGGAAGTACGGTGATATGTGTCCCTGTCCAGATGGAATTCGGAGATCCCGAATGCAGAGTATGTGATGACCGAACAGTCATCCTTTATAGCCCTCGCATAAATCATCACGTTCACATCAAGACCGGAGAAAACATTGTCGTGAAGCCTGATGATGCTTCCGCATGGAATATCCTCAGCGGACTGGAATGTATACTTTGAACCGCACTGCCTGTGATACTGGGACAGGAGGTTCGCAAGCCTTGATGCGGATGTCCTGTCATGGACATATTCCAACGTCTCCTCGACACAGTTTCCGTCTTCTCCGGTTCGGACCACAGATGTCGCCTTCTCGTAGATTATGGATGCGTAGGCGTCCATGCGGGAGAATGATTTCTCAGCCGCTGTCGGATTGTATGCGTCTATCGAGAGATAAGGTCCCCCTGCTCCAGTTATGGCGCACTGTAACCCTGAGTCTCCGGTAACTGTCTTAACAACATTTGTGACTGCTATAATCTTGTTGGAGCCTACTTTCTCTGTCTCTGAATCCGCATTGCATGCCTCAATCAAAGCCGGTTCCCGGAACTCATCGGGAGAGACTATGGTGTATGTCTCCGTTCCGTCAAAATGCTCTCCGGAAGCCAAAGGCAGATTGCAGTACGGGTGTCCCGAATCCTGTCCTGTGGTGTTCCGGTAAACAAGATAATCAGTAGCAGTACCCAGTTCGGAATAGGAGACCTTGGCTGAACGATATTGTCTGATGTTTCTGGAAAGGGTCACTGCCTTGCCACCCGTGATCACGAGTGAATCCTTGTCCAAAACAGGAACATCATCAACAGAAGCACAGTCAACCTTGAAGACCCTCAGCTCACCCAGATTGTCGAAATGAAAGACATACCCCAGCTCATGGAGCATCCTGTCCAGGATATCCCTGCACTTGGCGGAAGAATCAACAGTCTTGACCACATTCCCGATGACAGGGTCCGAGGACAGAGAGATGGCGATGCCGCATGAGAGGCAAACCGCCTCCAAGGCCGCCTGAGCAGTGCAGTTGAAGAGATGGTACCCGCTTCTGATAAAAGGGGCACTGAGCAGTCTGGTTCCGACATCCTCTATGGTCAGGTTCAGGGCCTGCTCTCCATGCTCAGTAAGGGTCCACGACCAGTTGGTCGAGATGTACCCGGTGAATAACACATCAAAACCATCCATGAGCACGGCATGGACATCACTGTCTGCCGCGATTATGTCTGCAATTGACGGACATTCACGGGAGAGCTGCATTGTCGCATGATTGCTCGAGCTTGAGAGCCCGTTAAGCAACTGCTCCTGTATGCTGATGCTCCGGTTTATGATGTGCGTGCTGTATATGGTCTGAGAGGATCCCCTTCCTGAAATCGGTTCCTCTGAGAATGTGATGTGTAGTGAGGGATTTGTCAGTCTCATGTAGTTACCCCGAAATATGAGAGCTCGTCAAACTGGCTTCTGATCATCATTGCGAACTGCCTCATGCCGGCATCTCCGACAACCGGAGCCTCCTGGTAGATGTTGATAGTCACATGGGTAGCCCCCTGGTATCCTGCAGAAGAGATCGCAGTGGCTGTAGATGCAGAGCCGGTTGACGAGGACTGTTCGAATGCGGCATCGATATCGTTCCACTTGCTCTTGATGTAGGATCCGTAGTCTCCGGGACTTCCGGGATCACTCATCGCAAGTCCGCCGAAGGGATACCAGCCGAAGATATTCAGACCTGCCAGCCAGTTCATCAGTGTCGCAACCCAATGCTGAAGTGTCTGTATCACATACTGGATTGTTCCTGTGACCGTCACGAACACCTTTGCAAATACCTTGAATACAGGTGTCAGAGCCTGAAGAATGTTTGATATCACGCTTATGACAGGCGTTAGGGATGAGCTTATCACCTGTATGACAGGTTTCAGAACAATGCCCAGAATATTGAATACTCCCATCAAAAAGTTGGCAGAGTCCCTGACCAAGGGCATTAAATCCTCAAACACGGGTACCAGAATATCTCCAATCACGCGCCCGAGTTCCTTCAGCGGTTCAATGCCGAACTGGACGAACTCATTGAGAATCGGACCGAGTGTCTCCGACAGTCCCTGGAACACGTATTCAAGTGCGGTTGCTATCGCTCCGAGAAGCGGTCCCATAGTGGCCATGTTCTGCGCCAGCTTTCCGGCGACCTCTCCTGCCTGTCCAAGACTGGATGTCATGGAGGATATGACAGAAGCACCGAAAGCCGAACCTTGTTCAGTTGTTGCTCCGGTCAGTTTGGAAGCAAGGCTACCCAACTTGTCTCCGAGCGTCTGAAGAAAGGTTTTCGTGCCCTTCTCCACTGCATCCTCGACATCCTCGATTGAATCAAGCACAGGATCGATTGAAGTTGAAATGTCATCGGCATGATCTGACAGAAAACCCTGGAACCATGTGACGAAACCTGATACATCATCCCCGAACATATTCTCGAAGGCAGAGGATATCTTCTCCCACTCCTCAGACCAGCCGTCCTTAAGGTCACCGAATGCTTGAACTCCCCAATCCTTTAGAAACGACCCGATTGATGAGAACGAGGTCTTTGCGGCCTCATAATACTCATCAGACGTTTTTGCAGTCCAGGTTGCAAGTTTCTCCCCGATTGTAGTGGAACTGTCCGCGGACCACTTCTCGATGGCAGGAGAGAGCAGCTCATTGATCTCCGCAGCCATCTCGGCTCCGATTTCCTTGACTCCTGACAATCCCTGTTTTGCTGATGCAAAATACGCATCTGAGACAGAGCGATAGCTGTCAGCCTTGGAGGTGTCCACCCCGAAGTCAATGTTCGCCAGCTTTCCGCCTAGGTCCAGACCCATCCACTTCATGGCCTTGCCGACCCACGTGTTCTGGATCCATTCACCGATGCTGTTCAGCGCATCCTCAATGGACTGAAGGAACACATCCTTGATGTGGAAAATACCGTATAGGATTCTGTTCCCTATCCCCTTCATGGTGTTCAGGAACACACCGGGAAGAGCCTTCACGAACTCCGTCACCATATCTCCCAGATGGCTGAGAACAATCCTCACAATCTGAGGAATATTCCGGATGATGGTCCCGACAAGTTTCAGTCCGTTAACCAAGGTTGAGATGATCTTGTCTATAACCTTGCCGACGGGAGAATCCAGCATCCATTTTCCAATCTTGTTGACCAGTTCGCTGATGTCAAATCCGACCTCATCACAATAGGAGGTCAGAAGGTACATCAGGTAGTTGAAGATTCCATCACCGATTGTCTTGACGGTATCCGGAATGGCATTGAGCACCAGATCCAGCAGATTGGTTATGTTGGTCAACGTGTTCTTGAAATGCGTGACAATGTAGTCCCCGATGAAGGAGACCAGGTTTTTGATGTTGTCGAAACTGAAGAACTTCCCCAGCATCGACTTGACGGTCTCACCAAGCTTCGATATGAATTCCGGGAAATTGGAGAGCGTGACCTTCACATTCTGGATGAAGGTGCCGAACCTGGTGCTGAATGAAGACAGAGCATTATCGAACCTGGCAACCAATGGCGCGAAGGAGAAGTTGACAAGGTCTCCGATGGCCTGTTTTATATCTCCAAATGAATTTTTTATATTGGTGATATGCTGACGGGTATCTATTTGTGCAAGTTGCTCGGAATACGTCTTGAGCTTTCCGATGACCACATCGACTGCCGCACCCTGAGCCAACTCCTCCTTAGTGAGACCTGATACATCGATTCCCAACTTCTTCAACTGGGTTGTCGTGCCGTTGTAGGTATTGAGCAGTGTCGTCATCGAGGAATTCAGGTCCTTGCCGGTGACATTGGACAGATACACCGCTGCTGAACTGATGCGTTCTATCTCATCAGACGATTTTCCCAAAGCCGCTAGTTCCGACACCATGGACTCGATATCATCCTTCGAGGAAAGCGTCTGCCTTGAAAGATTCCTGATTGTAGAGACAGCCTTGGAATAGGCAGAATTGTCTTTGAGGGCAATCTGGAGCTGCTTGTACTTTCGCTCCGCCTCCCAGAAGTCATTGCAGCATGATACACATGCATCTCCCAGTTTCTTGAGGGCAGCAACAATAGCCGTGACAGTGAAGGCCTTCTTCAGTACATCGCCCGCTTTTTGGGCGGCATTGGATAATGATGAGATGTCGCCTTGGGCGGACTTGACCGCAGGCCCGATGTTGTTCTGGCCTGCTATGATGACCTTTGCGGTTGCCATAGAGAATGCTCCATTATTGAGCCTTGAAATAATTAGAATGGCCCATTAGTATTCAGTATTGAAGAGGAATCTTAAGAACAGCCCGGAGTTGTTATCCGACCGCGCTTGAGATTCTTTTTCATTTATTTGATACGTTTCATTTTTTCATTGAGATGTTTCCGATACTCTGCCTGTATGATCTTCATCACTTGCATCGTCATATAAGGCTGATCTGATACTCCTCCAGGAAAGGGAAGAGCCCGGAAATCTCCTGTTTCCGAGTCACAAATAGGCAGGAAAATGTCGGTTATGTACATCAGCCAGTGTCCGTATTCTGTGTACAGTTCCTCATTGTACCTGCCGTTGAAAACCTCCTGTGAAAGGCTGGTTATTTCCCGTCTTCCACGTTCTGTTGGGTAAAAAAACTGGCTGAGGCATACTCCCCAATCACCTTGCCTGTGAGATCAAGCTTCTCATAGATGAAGGACGCCACATCCTCGTTGGACATCTTCTGCTTTTCGGTCTCGAAGAGGTTGTGATCCACGATGATCAGTGGAAGGACATCCTTGAAGAATACCAGAAGCTCCTTCTGTCCCTTCTCATGCGCTTCCTTGAGCTGCATCATCTCCAAGGTGGGAAGTTCCTTGAGAACAACATAGGCATCATCGTCCTTCTCCTGTCCTATGATTGTTCCGAAGTTCACCCTCACTTTCTGAATCGCATTGTCATATGCCTTCTTTCTGATGTATGCCATATTCAGCCCTCCTTGTGGTTTACAGTGATTGTGATCGGTTCTGCATTCCCAATGGAGAGAGCCTCACCGGAGAATGAGGAGTCGATGATTCCCGCCCCTCCGACATTGCCGTCAGCTGACGTGATGGAGACATGAGGGATGTATACCTCGATGCTCTCATCCGGATCAGATGTGGTGAATCTCAGAAGAAGAGCAACTGTCGGACTTGAAGGATCCTTGTAATATGTGTTCCTCAAGGTATCCACAGCAGAAGAATATGGTATTGAGAAATCAACGGTCACAACCCTGAGTCCCGGAACAGGCCTTCCGACAAACAGACCGGTACAATAGGTTGCAGGTGCATCTTCCGCTCCGTTGTCGATGCTGATGTTGCATTCCTTGACGCAGATGGTCTGTAACACCGAAGCTTTTGCAGTTCCTCCGGCAGCGTACTTCAAAGTGGCCTGAGTACAGCGGTAAGAAGGCAATGTGAGAGAAAGGGTCTGAATAGTCTGGGCTCCAGACTCGCCGGCATTCAGTTCATTCACCCCTGCTATGTCAATCTCAACCTTCACATAATCCTGGGCAGCAGCCGAGATCTTGATGGATCTGATTGTGACATCAGGATAGGTCTTCTCGATTCCACCGCGAGAAAGCAAGATTGTTGAGACCGGAAGTTCAGTATTGGGAGGAATCAGCGTATAGACATTCTCGTTCTTTCCTCCGAGTGCCGCCTCAAAAAGCCAGTCCGCAAACTCCGGACGGAGAATGACTGAAAGTGATCCATCAACCTTGATGGAGATGACATCAGCCTGGTTGCGGGTCTTTGAGGCGAGAAGATTTCCCTCATCACCCTTCTCGACCGTGGTTTTTATGGTTTCGCCCGTAAGGTTGAGAAGAGTGTCTGGGGCTACGGGCGTTCCCCATGCGCTCTGAAGCCCCGCCTGACAGACGGAGCCTGATCCTACGCGATAATCCATAGGTTGTTCCTCCTTAGAAATCTTTGGTATAAGTGACTGCTATCGAGACCTCGATGGCCTGTACATTCCTGTTTCCCTCTACCGCCGGATAGAAATCCGCATCTGTAATGCTGGCGAAATCAACCTCACCATCAAGGGAGATGTTGGTTCGAAGAAGCTCATACAAGGCATTGAAGTATCCATATGTTTTCTTCGTCAGGTTCTCCTGGGTGTCTTTCTTACAGACAATGAAAAGAGCAATCCCGAAGGTTGAGAGGTCTGATTCAGTAGATAAGTTCTCATAGTTTGCCCAGTTCGGCTGGATATAAAGCATGGTTTTCATGGGCATCTGGTCTGTGTCCGGGAAATCGATGGCCACGTTCCGTTCACCGATCGGGGAAAGGTCTTGTGCCAGATAACCGCTGAGCTGATGCTGAATCACACCCGCAAGGGCGTTGAGTATTGAGAGTTCGTTTTTCATATGTTTGTGTTATCTGGTCACCTTCCCATGAACATCAGCCAGATGCTCCCAAGGTGTGTCGTAATAGTGAGCCGACATCCAACGTCCCATGTTGTTGTTCATCCTTGACATCGCATTCCAGAGTACGGAAGGGATTGCTATGAGAATCAGATACAGCGGCCCGAGAATCCTGCTCTGAATGCTGTGACCCAGTTCGTGTCTCTGCGTCTCCTCCCAATCCCATGATCCGATGTCCTTCCAACTGAAGAAGATGAACTCCCCAAGTGAGAAACAGGTCAGATATCCGTTTGAATGAGTTCTGCGGATCCTTTTCCTGTGATCCATCGGTCTTGTTCGGAAGACAACCATGAAGAGAAGTGCGAGCAGAGTCTGTGGGAACTCCCATGTGAAAGCCATAAGCCAAATAAGAACCGTTCTCATCTCGTTCCTCCATTATGCTTCATCGCAGCCTTTTCCGCACGAGTTATTTCCCTCTTCACCAACTCATCAAGCCGTTGCCTGTACGACGAGCTCTGCAGATAACGTTTTGCAGGATCCTCAATCCAATCCATAGGTTTGAGAGTCACCTGATGCCTCTTCACCCACTTTTCTCCGACCTTGAATGTGAGATACTCCCCATTCCTTGCCTTGATAGTCGACCCCTTCGCCAACGCATACCCATAGAGAACGTTGCCGTGCTCAGCCCTGGGAGAAACCTTCACTGCCGCACCGGACTTGAACATCTTGGCGGTAACGCTCTTATAGAGGGTCGCGCTTTGCTTCTTGAGAAGAGAGGCATAGTGCTTCTTGACCGCCTGTTTGACGGATGTGCCGATTCCTGAAAGAACCCGCCGCCTCATTGCCTTCCGGTTTCCGTGGAGATTATCAAGCATGGTCATGGCCTCATCTACATCAGCTTTGACATTGATGAGGCTTTCACCCTGGAACTGTCCGATCCAATGCCTGCTCAAAACGCCACCTCCCGGAAGGTCTGAAGCGGATTCAGATATTTGGAATAATTCGTATAGCTAATGAATGAACGTGAATTGTCGGCGAAGCTCTTTCCCGAGACACCGATGTTCTCACCGGCTTCCATGAGCATCAGGGTAGCTATTCTCAGGATCGTGGTCTTGACCAGACTCGGAACGGCATTCTGCTCCCATTTCGCTTCAGGATCGAATCTCAGATATTCACCGACAAGCTCCTGAGCCGATTCAAGAAGTGTGGTCTTAAGAGACACGATCTTCTGATCATTCTCATAGTTGCCGGTGTATTCGTCAAACTGTTCAAGCGTCACAATCATGGCCACTTCCTTATTCACCCGGTGCCAGAATGCCCGCGTCCCTCAGGGAGGCAAGCAATGCATTGTACTCTGCCGCTGTCGGAGCCTCACCTGCGGCATCCTCAACTGCAGCACCCTGTTTCACCAAACCTTTGACAGTTGTTGATGCATCCGGGATGGTCGGCGCAGGAAGACCCTCAATCTGAGAGCCTTCCTCGAAGATGACCTTTCCGCCGAAGTGAGTGACATCTCCACCCTGTTCGGTATAGTTCTTTGCGTTGTATCCCATTTGTCACCTCCATCATGCTGCGTGCTGCTGGAGAAGCTTGATTCCCTCGGGCAGGATGATCTTGCCGTCAACGCGCTGGGAAGCCACGAATCCGACCTGCCCGTTGGTCGCATACAGCTCAACGAGGCGCTTGAGAATTCTGTTCTGGCGGTCTGCAATCCAGTAATAAGAGAAATCACCGAATGCGACTGTGTAGGCAGAAGCCGCAAGTGTGGGAACGTATGCTGATGTGTACAGGTCATATCCGAGAAGCTTGTCAGGCTGACCTGCGACAAGTGAGGGCTGCCAGAGATACACACCGTTGCCGTCCTTGAGTTTGCGGATGTGTGAGACAGTGGCATCGTTGAGGAGGAACTTCGCGTTCTTCCTGTACGGAGCCTTGAGGGAGTAGATCAGGTTGATCAGCTCATCTGCAGTGATTGCAGCAGTTCCGTTGGCAGTGACACCGACCTGGCCGCCGTTCGCTGTGAACAGGCCTGTTGGTTTCTTTGTGCCGTTGCCGACACAGAAGGCCTCTTCCTCCTTGATTCCGAAGGCACGGGCAAACTCACCGGAGAGGTAGGACTCGATATCGAACATGGAATCCTGCAGAAGCTCATCGGAGACCCTGATGAGGTCCGTCAGCTTGTAGGCATCCAGCTCAATCTGACCGAAGGTCGGATTGCTCTCGGTATATGCTCCGTTCTCATCGGTCCACTGTGCGACTGAGTGCTCACCGGCGACTGGAATCTTACGGTCATGCTCTGTTCTGATGACCTTAGCAATCTTGCGGAACACGTTCTCTTCCTCGAGAGCTGTTACTATCTGGCGCTCGAACTCCTCGGGAACAAGGTAGCCACCATCGGACCCGGGAGTTGTCGACAGCACGTTATGGATGGGCTTCATTCCGCGGATGTGGTTCAGGAAGTCCTCCCTGTAAGCCTTGGTGGCTCTGAGTCTCGGACTCTCCTGGTCACCGGTTCTCATCGGCTGACCGGTGATGGGCTGGTTGACAGGCTTGGAAAGCTCGGCCTCAATGGCCTCCTGCCTTTCAAGACGTGCGATTTCCGCTCCGAGATCTGTGATTTCCTTCTCCATCTTTGAGTATGTTGCGTCATCCTCAGCAGAAAGAAGTCCGTTCTCCTGTCTGTGCGAATTGAGAAAAGCCTTGGCACTTTCCCACACTGAAGCACGCTTCTTGCGAAGTTCTGTGATAGTCATAGAGTAATCTCCTATAAATGTTGTGATTTCAGTATTTGAGAAGATTGAGACGATCCATGAGCACATCAACGGAACGTCCATTCGTTTCCTGTACGGCAAGTGGCCTTGCCTTGGTCTCGATCTTGTTGATCAGAGCGTTGACCGTCTGCTTCTGGGAGAAAGAGTATGCCTCCTCAGCATGGGATTTCTTCTCATCCTCAAGCAGCCCGTCCGCGAATCCCAGCTCGATGGCCTTGTTCGCGTTCATCCAGGTCTCGCTGTCCATCAGGTGGCTCAGCTTCGCACGGCTCTGACCGGTCTTGATCTCGTAGGCATTGATGATCGATTCCTTGACCTCAGAAAGCATCTCGATTGCCTTCTGCATGTCCTTGTGGTCACCGAATGCCACAGTTGCGGGGTTATGGATCATCATGAGCGCCGTCGGTGCCATAAGCACCTCAGTTCCAGCCATAGCAATCACGGATGCGGCTGATGCCGCGATACCGTCAATCTTGACCGTCACCTTGCCCTTGTAATCCATAAGCATTGAATAGATCTGGCTTGCGGCGATGCAGTCACCACCTGGTGAATTGATCCAGATCACGATGTCTCCGGTTCCGGAGAACAGCTCGTCATGGAACATCTTCGGAGTGATGTCATCATCGAACCATGACTCCTCTGCTATCGTCCCATAGAGCTCAAGCACCCTGACGGACCCGTCCTCAGCCAGATTCATCCATTTCCAGAACTTTCTGTTCTTCATCGGACTTATCCTCCTTGTTCGGTTTCGTGTTCGCATATGCATCGCCCGCCTTCTCAAGCGGCAGCATATTTCCGTTCACCAGGTACAGGTCACCACCAGCCTCTGCTGGAATCCTGTCCAGGTTCTCCAGTTCACGTATGTCATTCGCGCTCATCCATCCGTTCTGTCTTCCGACCGCATAACCGTTCATCCTGCTCTGGTAGTCACCGCGAAGCAGCCCCTCCACATTGAACTTGAAGAAGAACGTCTTCTTCTCATCCTTTGAGAAAAGTGCTCGGGAAAGGCTCTGCTCCCATCGGATGACCCACGGATCCAACGTGTATTTCACGAATTCGAGGCTCTGCTGCTCGATGTTGCTGAATGAGCTCTTGTCCAGGTCTCCGACCATATGGGGAGGGACCCTGAATATCCTTGCAATCTCGTTTATCTGGAACTTGCGTGTCTCAAGGAACTGCGCCTCGTTCGGACTGATGGATATCGGCGTGTACTTCATGCCTTCCTCAAGGACTGCGACCTTATGGGCATTGGATGAACCCCCGTATGCCGCATTCCATGAGTTTCTGACCTTGTCCGGGTCTTTCAGTATTCCCGGATGCTCAAGAACCCCTGAAGGAGATGCACCATTTGCAAAGAACTTGGCCCCGAATTCCTCGCAGGCAATCGCCATGCCTATGGCATTCTTTGCCATCGCAATCGGGCTGTATCCGACAAGACCGTCAAACCCAAGCCCTGGAATGTGAAGGACATCGTCAGGTCTCAGCACAACCGGAGAACAATCCTTTGCATTCGCATCATCCTTGCTACGGGTATAGGTGTAGACCAGCTGACCTTTTTCGTTGCGGTCCACCTGCATCCTGTTCGGCATCAGGGGGTACAGCGCCAGGATCTCTCCCTTTCCGTTCCGGATTATCTGCGCATAGGCATTGCCCCATAGCAGCAGATGCGTCATCAGGGTTTCCCGGAAGACGAAGCTCGTCATCTCAGGGTTCGGTTCATCATGAAGAAGCCCATACAGCGGATGGTCCAAGGCCTTTTCCTTGCCACCGTCCTTGTTATACCGGTACAGATGAAGCGGCAACCCTGCAACGGCCTCTGAAAGGATCCTCACACATGCATAGACCGCAGTCATCTGCATGGCAGAACGCTCGTTCACGTTCTTGCCAGAGATAGATCCACCCATGAAGAAGCTGAACGCAGAACCTGATGTTGCATCGCGCACAGGCTTATCCCGTGTTCTGAAGAGTCGAGGTAATTTCATTTATGGTTTCCTTTGCGCCCGAATGGGTAATAAAAAAAGCACCTACATTTCTGTAAGTGCTTGTAAAAAAGCTTTAAAAATATTGGTATTTATGGATTTCCAAATCCGTTTCTTTTGTAATTTCAACCGAATCACATCCACGTGGGATTGCACCTCTTTTAATCATTCGTTCTCTGAAGGAATCAACCATTTGAACAATAAATAAGCGATATTTGAATTTTAACAAAACATGTCTACAGATAAACAGCAACTTCTTGCCAACTCCCTTATGCTTCATTGAGGGATGTATCATAATGTTCGGGATGTATGCACTCTCATTACAAAACAGTATTTTTATCAAAAGCTGGCCATCATTATTGTCCTTATCCTTTACATAGACATCAATAAATTGTTTTCCTACCACATTATAAGAATTAATATTTGCCGCATGATATTGTAGCTGTGGAGATACTTCAAATTGAAACGAAATGTTGTCATTGGAATAGTGTGCTAAATAGTCTTCTAAGAAAAACAGCAGAATTGCTATCACACCTTTTTCCTTGTCATTATTTTCATCAATACAATTCAAACACCGCTTTCTTTCATCAGTTATAACGCCTAATTTAATCTCCATTATCAAAGCCTCCAAGAGAACTGTTATTTACTATAGCATGAGTATTCCTCTTTGGTCATATACCGATTCTCCGGTGTCATTTCCGCATCTGACGGCCCGGTCCAATGCCATGATTGTGGCGATGGCTCCGTCAATCTTCTCTGTGGACTTTGACTTGTCAGCCTTGATATTCCCGGCCGGGTCAGTTCGGATGCAGATGTTGTCCATGTTCCACCTCAGCACCGGATGCCCGTTGTGGACAATCCGCTTCTGCAGTGTAAGATTCATGAGCTCCTTGGTCGGAGGAGACATGCTTGCAAAGCCCTGTCCCATGGGTACAACTGTGAACCCCGCCGACTCAAGATCCTGTGAAATCTGTGTTGCGCCCCATCGGTCATATGCGATTTCCCTGATGTTGAACCGCTCACCCAGTCTCTCTATGAATTTCTCGATGAAACCATAGTGGATAACATTGCCTTCGGTTGTGTTGATGAATCCCTGTCTTTCCCAGATATCATACGGAACATGGTCACGCCTGATTCTCAGATCCAGAGTCTCTTCAGGCACCCAGAAGTAAGGAAGCACAATGTATGAGTCATCCTCGTCCCTTGGAGGAAACACAAGGCTGAATGCCGTGAGGTCTGTGGTGCTCGAGAGGTCAAGTCCACCATAGCAGACCCGTCCTTCAAGTTCATCCTCATCAATGACCCCTTTGCAGGCATCCCATTTCTCCATCGGCATCCACCTGACAACCTGGGCAACCCACTGGTTGAGCCTCAACTGCCGGAACGAGTTCTCCTCCGCAGGATTCTGCTTTGCACTCTCGCATGCGGCTTTCACCTTGTCGATGCCTACCGTTATGCCAAGCGAGGGGTTGGCTTTCTTCCATACTTTCGGATCCGTCCAGTCATCATCCTTGTCCGCCCCATATATCACAGGGTAGAACGTCGGATCATGCTTGCGTCCCTCAAGGATATCCTTTGCCTTCTGATGGGTCTCGTAGCAGATTGACTTCGTATCGGTCCCCGCGGTCGTAATCAAGAAGTACAACGGCTGCATCCTGGCATCACCGGACCCTTTGGTCATGACATCGAACAGTTTCCGGTTCGGCTGTGTATGCAGCTCGTCGAAAAGCACACCGTGTATGTTGAAGCCATGCTTCGAATATGCCTCCGCAGACAGAACCTGATAGAAGCTGTTTGTCGGAACATATATGATCCGTTTCGTCGCGGACAGGATCCGGCACCTCTTGTTGAGAGAGGGACACATCCTGATCATGTCGGCGGCCACCTCGAAGACTATCGAAGCCTGCTGCCTGTCAGCGGCACATCCATAAACCTCTGCCCTTTCCTCTCCGTCCGCGCATGTAAGAAGCAACGCAACGGCGGCAGCCAGTTCGCTCTTGCCTTGCTTCTTCGGAATTTCGATATACGCTGTGTTGAATTGTCTGTATCCGTTTGGCTTCAGAATCCCAAAAAGATCACGGATTATCTGCTCCTGCCAGGGAATCAGATCAAACGGCTTACCTGCCCAAGTTCCCTTCGTGTGTGAAAGACACCTGATGAAATCCACTGCGAAATCAGCAGATGCCTTGTCATAATGTGAATCCTTCGCCATGAACGGAGAAGGCTTGTATTTCACTTTACCAGCCATTGTCTGTAAACCTGCTCGGATATCTTCGCCATCATCACAGGCGGTACGCTCATCCCACAGACGTACTGGACGTTCTGGTCCATGAAGTTATAGTCCTGCGGGAACGTCTGACATGAGATGATGTCTTTATCCGTCATAAGCAGACCATCGCACATACGCAGGCAATAGCCTCCCGCGGTGATTGTCTGCACAGGTTCATCGTCATGGTTGATGGGAGAAGTGAATCCGCTTCCCGATTTTCTGACACGCTTGTTGATGTCCTGAAGACATCTGTCTGACGGAATCCTGTACTTCATGAGCTTGGAGGCAAGATTGTCTCCCAAAGCCTTTCCATAGGGTTCCCTGACCTTCTTGAAAGGAATCGGCTTTGAATCGAATGTCATCTTCAGCTTCGGAAAGCCCAGATCCTTCCTGTGGGCGATGAAGAACACCCTCTCACGCTTCTGCGGCACTCCCATCCTGGATGCGTTGAAAAGGAATATCTGCACTCCATAACCGGCATCATCAAAGGCCTTCACAATCATGTTGACCCATCCCTTGGCATTACCGGTTATCAGTCCTTTCACGTTCTCGGCAACCACGACCTTTGGGCGGAGTTTACGTGCAACATCAATGAAGTGGAAGAACAGATCGTCAAGCCTCTGTTTGGCCTGCCCTTCTCTGAATGTCTTCTCCACATTCCATCCTTCCTCACGGCTTCCCGCCATCGAGAACACCGAGCAAGGAGGAGAGCCATCCAGGATATCCAGATCCTTCAGCTCCTCCGGTACTTTGCTTTCAGGCAGCTTGGCGAAATCCCTGATATCCATCAGAAAACTGTACTTCGGATGATTG